TTCCACCGCTACCGATAACAGGGATCTTCCCGTCATCCGAAAAAACTACGCCTCCAATCGGTTCTTTCATCTCGTTACCTCAGTATCGAGACGAACATCCCCCTCGACCAGGCGTGTGACATGAAAGTCCGGAGTAGGTCCGGTTATTTCGAGATCATATACTGCTGTTCTGAAATCAAAAAGTTCTGTGTCTGCATTTTCTATTTCCAGTAAAAAAGCAGCACTATTGATATCCATTGTGATCCCACCGCCGCTGTCGGTCAGCTCGTGGATGATCTCTTCTGATGATTTAGAAGGACGGATCTGCATTTTGGCCGTGAAGCCGGTAATGTCAGAAGGCTCGAACCAGGTAGCCGCGCCCGAAGGATCCACCCACTCACGGCCGATCGTATTGATCGGTACAGAGAAAGTGTCATCCGTAACGTAGGTCGCTTCGACTGCTTCGCAGTCCTGTGTGTTCAGTTGGGGAATTCCCTTGATATCAAAAAGCGTTATCGGAGTGACTGCGCCTATGACCAGGCCGTGGCCGGTGATAGTAATGATAGTAGGAAACCCTGGCGTGATGCCCTCGATGCCCCGGCGCTGTTGTGCCCCGGCGAACCAGTTGAAGGCTTTACGAAACGTTGTGCCTTGGAGGATGACCAAGTCTTCTTGTGGTACGTCGTTTGACATTAGATGCCCCCATATATCACGGTGCCAGGAGTTGAGTGGCGACGAATCTTCTCATCCTTAGACCGGGTAGCGTAATCTGTGAATTGACCAAGAAAGCGGCTCGCCGCTTCTTTATCAAAGGTTTCGCTGTCTTGCCTCAAGAAAGCCATGTAAGCGGCCCAGGCTAAAATAGCAGGGTGATGGATACGGGATACTTCGATTTCGACTTCACAATCATTGACGATATCCCATGGGACACGTTCAACTGATGTTTGGATTTCGAAATCACGGTCTGGGATTCTCCCCAGCCGCATCAAGCTTTGGTCGTAGTCCATGTAAATTTCGAAAGGCTCACCATCACTGAACATCTGGCTTTCAACCCTGCGGGAAGCCCCATAGTCTCGGGGCCAGTGCGGAGTCTGGGCAAGTGCGTTGTCTTGAGTAGTGATTAGCAAGGTCCGGTAGAAATAAGGACCATCGACTTCGGTTTGGTATTTGGCGATTGCCTGGCGAACGTGCAGAATAGCGTCGTCGAAAATTACATCGGCATCCCCTTGTCTCACTGTGAGCAGGGTTTTTTCAGAAGTGGAATCGAATATCGGGATACCCTGGCGGCAGAATTCTATCTGACCGCCATCAATGTATCGAAGTAATTCATTGGTAGACCAAAGATAAGGCTCGTGTTGATCCTGCAGATCCTCTCGGAGGATTTTTACCAGTTCATTCGCCGAAGTCTTCGCCACCTGCTAAATCCTCTTTTTTGGATTTAGCCTTGGGCTTCTTCTTGCCTTTGGCCGCATCCTTTTTCGCCGCAAGCGCCTTGACTTCTTTGCGCTCGTTCTCCTCGCTGATTATACGGTTGATTTCATCCGCATGCACTTTGAATCCAACAAGCTTGGCCACAACTGCCATTTTCGGTCGCCTGGCCGCTGTCCAGTCTTCACGGCCTTTTTCAGTTCCCGCCCGCGCGTTCATGGTATCCAGTGCGACCTGGATGGCTGCCTTGCGTTCAGCTTTGCCGGTTGGAATCGCTTTCGGTTCCTTTTCAGGCTTGATGACCTCGCTGCTCTCATCCACGGGTACGATGCCGTAAGTGAGTGCTTCTTGCGCGATCGTGGGGGCAACTAAACGAGGCTCATTTGCTGTGAAATTGATCGATCCGTAGAGAGTCCGTAACGTGAAGTCACGAAAGCTCACCATCAGAATTGCTCCAGACATTTTACTTTGCTCCAAATGTAAGTGAACCCCGAGCCGAAGCCCGGGGTTCGGGGTCGGTTAGCTTACGCCGTGCGCAGCATCAGGCCGCAGGTACGTCAAGTACCAGGTGGCTCGTCCGATTTCTCCGTCACTGTTGACGCCAGCAATGGTCAGGGAAACCTCGGTGGTTTCGCCGTACACAGATGGAACGCCATCAGCTTCGGAAGTTCCGATGACACGACCAGGTGCCGTAACAGCTACGCTCTTGAGAGACACAGGTGTTGCAGCAAAACGGTCAGGGTCAGTCCCATCTCCGAGTTCAGCGGTGAGAGCACCGGTGTCGTCGAAAGCGAGGCCAACATCCAGGATGTTGTCGATGATCAGCGCATCCTTCGGAATGGTACCGACAGCAACAATGTTGCTATTGGCAGCAGCCTTCAAGATAAGCGCGTTATCAATCGGAACAGCAAGCACGCAAGCGTGCTGAAGTGCGCCGGTAGCTCGGATTGCTCTTGGTGACATAATTGCTCTCCTTACTGCTGGCAGAACACAGAGAAGACGCCGAAGTCTTGGACTGTGTTATTTGCGTAGATTGAATTGAATTTCGGCTTGAGGAAACCGAACGTCTTACCAACTGAGATACCCTGTTGGTTCTCATAGTCGAAACCTTCTTCGACCCAGTAAGCATTGCCGATGTCAGCCATGCCGAGCGCTTGTGCACCGCAAAACAGAACCTGGCAGCCATCGATGTCTGCGCCAGCTCCCCACTTGTCCACGCCTGAAGTACCAGCTGAACTATTGGGAACGTGACGGAATTCATTGATGATCATGCCATCGACTACGGCAACGGCGCCGGAGAACAATGGGTTCGTTTTGGCCCGAGGCATGGCATTGCGGACGTTTTCAACGTACACAGTGTCCTGCTTCAAGCGTGCGATTGCCTGCGGAGTCATGAAGACGTTGTAAAACTCTTCACCACCCTCGCCACGAATACCGCGTACATACTGATCTTTCAGGTATGCACGAGCCTGGATAAACATGTTCCAGTCTGGGTAATCGGCTGCAGTACCGCCGCCGATATCCGCTTGCGTATTACCAATAACGATGGAATTTGAATCCTTATCCCAGCTAGAGGTACGACGTGCGGTCGGTGCGGACAGGTCCTTGGCGAACTCGAGGAACGGCAGTTCGGAGTTCAGGCGGGTTGCCCCATTTGGTGTCAGGTCATAAGACCAGCCGCCAATGGTGAGGAAACCCAGCTGATCCATACGATCGCTGAGCCAGTAAGCCAGGTTGTTTCGGGAGTTCTCGCGGAAGGTGACCACGGAACGTTGGTCGGCCATACGGCCTTTATGACGGTTGGCATTACGCAGCTGGTCCATCGTGATGACCTGGTCGTAGCTCTTGATAGGCTCTTCGTTGCCTTCCAGGGTACGATCCCCTGCAACGCCGTCGCCTTCCAGATCTGCAACCAGAGTAATAACGGCGCGATCGCCCTTCTCACTCTTGGTCAACTCGGTGATGTGCTGAATCATGGCATTCTCGTCTTTTCCGAGAAAGCGATTCAGGAACGAATAGTTTCTGGCCATCCGCCACATTTCTTTCGACCAAACTGTTTTTTGCTCGTCCGTCAGCGCTGCAAAATTTGTAAGCACTGAGCTTCTCCTTAAATGAGTTTAAAAAACAATTCCACGTTGCCTTTATCGCCGGGCCAGCGAGTACCGTCAGATTTTGGGCTTGTGACGATCGCCCACCCTTATCGCCGGGTCCGCGAGGTTAATTCAAAAGGGTGGCTTTATTTTCGCTATCCCACCGCTTCATTTGTTCTTGTGTGAGGGATGCAAAAGTAACCCCTCCTGGTTGCTTTGTATCTTCCGTTTCAGAGTCGAAAAAGTCAAGCTCTGGGGGACGTTTTCCCTGTTTCGCGTACTTACAGATCGTTCGGGCCATCGATACATGGACCGAATCAAGCAGCGCAGCCCACTCTTCACGCGTGGGCTGGCGATCACCGATGCTTTGCATACGCCGTAAAATATTGCTCGGTGTATGTTTATTCGGCGGGTTCATACTGCTTCGCCAGGAACGAAGTCATCTCCTCTCAACTGGCGACGTACGTCATCCGGAAGTTTGTCGAACTGGGCATCATTAAGCTTGCTGGCCTTGATCACCGGATCGACTGCACCGCGCGGCGAGCCAACATCCTTCAAGTCGGGCGCTTGGCCAGCGACGACCCCCGCGGCATCCTTGCGCGACTTAGCATCCCGATCGCGCAGGTTGTCCTCGACTTTGGTGTCCTTCTTGGGGAGCACCAGGTCCGCAGCTTCTTTCAATGCGTCGGTCGGCGAGGATCCAGTGCTCTGGAGTCCTTTGCTAATCCGCGCAATGCGCTGCATGGTTTCCTTGTTGAATGTATCGCTGTCCGGATTGACTTCGGGGTGAGCCGTTTCCAATTCCTGCAGCGCAGTGTTGTACCGAGAATCTTCGGAACTTTGCGTCCGTGCCCGAGAAGTGACGCCGGCCAGTAAGTGCTGTTGCAGTTCTTCCTGCAATTCGCGGGCCACGGCCCGGGCAGCTTTGGCCGTTTCTTTGTCGCCATCGAGCAGCGCATCGTCGCGCATGTCTTCGGCTTCTTCGATCTGGGCTTTCAGATCGGCAACGGGATCCTCGGCAGCTGGCGCAGTTTTCTTTTCCTGCGCATCCAGGCGATCAGTCAGATCCTTGATCTCATCCTTGAGCAGCCCGGTGGCCTCGTCAAAACGAGACTGAGGAACCATGTTCCCGTCTTTGTCTTTCTTGGGTTCGGAATCCTTTGCCTTTTTGGCGTCAGGCTTGGTGCCACGCATCGCATCAATGGCGGCTTGCAATTCGTCATCGTCGACTTCTTTGCCGGCCGCTTCGGCATCAGCAACGATTTTATCCGCTACCGCTTGCTGTTCGGGGGTTAACTCGTCGCCCTTGTCACCACCTTTGTCGTCGGCGGTTTTCTTCGGATCGTCTACGACTGGATCAACAATTGGATTACCGTCTTTGTCTGTTTTCACTTCTCTGCTCCTGCTTTAGGTGATGGCAACGCGGGTTTCGGGGCCGCTGCTTGTAGTTGTTTGTCGTACGTGAATTGTAACTTCATTTCGCGCATCTTCAAAAGGAAACTGTGCGTATCCTCATCCTTCTTGTTGTTGCTTTGCTGTTGCGCCTTCATCATATCAAGTTTCGCGGTCGCAATGTCCGCTGGACTCAGTTGTGCCTGGCCGTCCTCTCCGAGAGCAGATTTCTCCACTTCGATCTGTTCTTTCGCTGCGCGCACTGATTTGAGCTGTGCATCAGCTGACTTGTCAGCCGCTTCGGCCTCGAGCTTCTGTAAGTGAGCCGCAGCAGTACGCTGTTCCAGTTCTTTCTCGGCTGCTTCTTCTTCCGGCGTACCTTCACCGGAGATTTCCTGCATCAGGCGATCCTTATCACGCAGCGCGGAAACCTCGATCATGTAAGCATCGGGTATCGCAATCCCCAGTTCCAGGCGCATTTCTTTTGCCTGTTCATACTGGGTTTGCTCCATCGTGGCACTCTCAGGTTCAGAGGTAACCACCACGCCGTACTCGCCAATGGTCAGATCATTTAAGATCGATCCATCGGCTTGCGGCATATTCAACTGCATTTCCGTACCCTGCTGCCCGGCTCGATCACCGGCAATGTGCATCAGGCGCGGACCTGAATAAAAACTTTGCACCAAGTCGAGGATCCGTTCGGCCAATAGGGTATCGGTCTTGTTCAGATTATCGAGCAATGGTGCAAAGCCACTTCCACCCTGTGCCTGGTTAAACTGGACAGCCTTGGCGCTGACGTCTTCACGGGCGGATCCGAGCATGTAATCGGTTACGTTCGAAATGCTCTTAATATCTTCTTCAGCTTTCCACGCCACACGATCGAGGCCGGTGGGAATCTGATTCGGCTTAATCTTTTCAATCGACCCAGCCTTGTTAACCACAAGCACCAGGCCCGTTTCTGAGCCCTTCGTTTCAAGTTCTGTCTCTGTCATGTTGACCAGGGCACCGTTTTCCACGATCCAACCGGAGTTGGACGAAGTATTCAGGATGTGCAGCTCTTGGGAGCGTGCCTTGTTTAACAGCTGTTGTGGAGATAACAAGTTCTCCACAACGCCAATCGTACGACCGTTCCGCAGCCGGGGGAAGTAAGGAACGATTGTGAATTCTTTGTACGGAGACCACTCGTCGTGCAACACCAGGTTACAGGCAGTCGTGGTCCAGCGTGCCTTTTTCATCATGCGCTGAATCACGCGCACGTTCGGGTTCTGCTGGATGTAGTACCCGATCTGCTCATCGTTCCAGTTATTCGGAACGGGCCGGATATCACCCAGCATCAGATCGATAAACACCGGGACACTGACCAGTTCTTTCCACTGCCGGTCCATCACTCGGACGTACTTCACATCGTTGTAGGCCGTGTAAAGGTAAGACATGCCGGCCGTTCGGGCGGCGATCGTGTCGCGTCCGAACGTTGAGTCCTTGATGAAATCATCACCGGCGAAGTCGTATGGCGAGTAACTGTCGGGCATCAGCCCGAGCATGTCAGCTTTCTTATTACCGTAAATCTTGCGGATATCACGCAGTTCGACCCACCGGCTGGTCATGACGTCATGCCATTCCTTCGGGTCGTATTCTCCTGAGTCCGGATCCAGCAGCACAGTCTCGGCGGGTGCGCGGCTGACCTTGACCTCGCCCATCATGTTGTCGTCGACCTGGATCCTTACGTCGTAGTAACCGCGTGAAGTGATCACGCCATCTGTGAAAACGTCGGTTCGTGCCCAGGGGAGTTTGTTGTTGTTGCTGATTTGCATGAAGAGCTGAGTGAGAGTATCTGCGACAAGACCGGTGGCGCCGGCCTTGCCCGGCCGGAATGCAATACTCGACCGGTTGTAGAGCTGCTCGCCGACCAGTCGATCAATCGTTGAGAGGACCTTATTGATAACAAGTGCGGGTCTGCGAGACATGGCCAAAGCCGCCAGGTCCTCGGGGTTCCACTGTAACCCGGCGAAATATTCCTCGCATTTGCGAGCTTTGAGGACGAAGTCCCGATGCCCGGCATCACGCATATAGGCATACCGGTAAACGTTTTCCTGGGCCGGATCATAATTGGGCCGGTACTTCGCAATATCCTGCATTAGTTGTTATCCCTACTTGATGCCGCTGTTTTCTTGCTCTTCTGAAAGAGTGCTCTTCTTGTTCCGGTCAATCACTCCGCGGTGACTCACACCAGAAGAATTCTCACCATATGCTTCGGTGACTGTGCGGGGCCGCAATGTAGTTTCGGTACCGTAGGGGCTAACGGTATGTGCACCACCCTGGCGATCCTGCTGCTCGGGGGTCTGGTCTTCCCAGGATTTGAATAATCCCAGCTCCGTATTCGAAGCGTGTTGGGCCATATCTCTTTCCGACGCTGCCAGTCGGTAGCGATCTTCAAAAGACAGGCCATCATCGGCGCGCCGTGGAACGCCCATGATCTGTGTGGCATCCGTAACCGCACCAGAGGTTGCGGCCATGGCTGATCCACGTTGTTCGTTAAATTTTCTGAGAGAAAAAGCAGGGCCACCACGTTTACCGGTCATGCTCTGT